CAACAGGTACAATAGTATTAAAAGATACTACTGATACACTTACAAACAAAACAATTACAAGTGCTGTATTNAATACAGGCGTTAGTGGTACTGCTATATTAGACGAAGATAATATGGCGACTAATTCTGCTACGCAACTTGCAACTCAACAATCTATTAAAGCATATGTTGACGCTGTGGCAACAGCTTCAGACCTAGACTTTCAAGGTGACTCAGGTGGTGCATTATCAATTGATTTAGATAGTGAAACTTTAGATATAGCAGGTGGTACTGGTATAGATACATCTGGTTCATCAAATACTTTGACAGTTGCTATTGATTCAACAGTTGCAACATTGACTGGAACTCAAACACTTACAAACAAAACAATCAACACTGCTTCAAATACAATTACAATTGTTGAGGCAGATATTTCTGACTTGGGTTCTTATATAACTGCAAGTTCTTCAGACACATTAACAAATAAAACTGTCGCTCTAGGTAGTAATACTGTTTCAGGTACTACTGCTCAGTTTAACTCTGCCCTTTCAGATGGTTCATTTGTTACATTGGCTGGAACAGAAACATTAACAAACAAAACTTTAACATCACCTACTATCACAGGCACAGGTGCAATTGCAGGAACATTTACTGGTAACATCACAGGTGACGTAACTGGTAATGCTGACACAGCAACAACACTTGAAACTGCTAGAAATATTGGTGGTGTATCATTTGATGGAAGTGCAAACATTGATTTACCTGGCGTTAATGCTGTTGGTAACCAAAATACATCAGGTTCAGCTGCAACTTTAACAACTGCTAGAACAATCGCTGGTCAGTCATTTGACGGTAGTGCTAATATTTCAATTGCTGCTACAGATTTATCTGATACAGACCAAGCATTAGCTCAGGCTTCTAACGTACAGTTTGCTAATCTAGTATTAAGTGGTAATCTAACAGTTAATGGTACAACAACTACAGTCGCAACAACAAACACAACCATTTCAGATAACCTACTAGAGTTAAACTCTGGTGCTGGTTCAAATGCAAATGACTCTGGTATTCTAATTGAAAGAGGAAGTACTGGTGACAATGCTATTATAGCTTGGGATGAAAGTGCTGATAAGTTCATAGTTGGTACTACAACTGCTACAAATGACGCAACAGGTAACTTAACAATTGCAACAGGTACTTTAGTTGCAAATGTTCAAGGAGATATAACTGGTGACGTAACTGGTGATGTAACAGGTAATGCTGATACAGCAACACTTGCTGCTGACGCAACAACATTAGCAACGGCTAGAACAATCGCTGGTCAGTCATTTGACGGTAGTGCAAACATAACTATTGCTTCAACTGATTTATCAGATACGTCTTCTATTGCGTTACTGACTGCTTCACAAACCTTGACAAACAAAACAATTGCTGCTGGATCAAACACGATTTCAGGCTTAACATCTTCACACTTTGCTAGTGCTGTAACACTAGTAATTAATGATTCATCTGGATCTGCTGTTAAGACAATTGTTGGTTCTGCAAGTTAATAATCAATTAATCTAAACCGATTTTTAGACACACCATAATTGCGTCTTCGCAACGCCTAATAATCGTATAAATAGTAATAAAGGATTAATATGGCCAACCCAGCAACAAGAGAACAATTAAAACAGTACGCTTTAAGAACACTAGGGAAACCTGTAATTGAAATCAATGTAGATGACGATCAGGCTGAAGATAGATTAGATGAAGCGTTACAATACTTTGCTCAATATCACTATGATGGCGTTGAAAGAACATACCTTAAATATCAAGTAACTCAAGCAGACGTAGATAGAATTAAATCACCTTCAGGTGATACTGCTTCAAGTGTTACTAAAAATTCAGTTACTACTGCATGGTCTGAACAAAATAACTTTATCGTTGTACCTGAAGCTGTACTAGCAGTTACAAGAATATTCCCTTTATCAAATAGAGGTAATCAGAATATGTTTGATGTTAGATACCAATTAAGATTAAATGATCTATATGATTTTTCATCTTCTTCAGTTATTCATTATGAAATGGTAATGAAAAATTTAGATATGTTAGATCATATATTAGTAGGTGAAAAACCTATTAGATTTAATCAGTATAATAATAAACTCTTTGTAGATATGGATTGGAAAACAGATATAACTGTTGGCGAGTATCTTGTAATTGAGTGTTTTAGAAAACTAGACCCAACTGTTATGACCGATGTATATAACGACATATACTTAAAAAGATATGTTACAGCATTACTCAAAAAACAATGGGGCTCTAACTTATCTAAATTTAATGGTGTTGCAATGTTAGGTGGTGTTACACTTAACGGTCAACAAATATTTTCAGAAGCACTACAAGATATACAAAAATTAGAAGAAGAAATAAGAGGCACATACGAAACGCCTATAACTTACATGATAGGATAATGCCATGCCAGTCAATCATCACTTTCAAGGCGGCAATGGAATTGGTAACTCAGCAGAAAAGAGATTACACGAAGATTTAATCATAGAAGGCCTAAGAATGTACGGCCTAGATAATTTCTATTTACCAAGAACATTAGTCAACAAAGATTTAGTTTTAGGAGAGGACACTCTTTCTAAATTTGACCAGTCATATATGCTTGAGATGTATATGGAAACTGCTGAAGGTTTTGGTGGTGAACAAGAATTAGTATCTAAATTTGGTTTAGAAATTAGAGAAGATACAACATTTGTCATTGCAAAAAGAAGATGGCAAAATCAAGTTGATAACAAAGCAAATAGTATTGTTGATGGTAGACCTAACGAAGGTGATTTAATTTATGTACCTTTGATGAATAGTTTTTTTGAGATACAATTCGTAGAAGATCAGGAACCATTCTTTCAATTAGGTAACTTACCTGTCTATAAATTAAGAACAACTAGATTTGAATATTCTAGTGAGAAAATTGATACAGGCAGATCAGAAATTGATGTTGCTGAAGATAGATTATCTATAGATCAATTACAACATCAATTAACATTAGAAGATGGTGGTGGTATCATGTTAGAGGATTCTGATACTACATTAAACACTATAAACTTCTTATTGGCAGAAACACACGTAGATATAAATCTTGCAACACAAACTAGAGATTACGCTGACAACGCCACGTACAATGCTGACGCTGGATTTGATACTGCTAGTACAGGTGATGATATACTAGACTTTACAGAAAGAAACCCTTTCGGAGAGGTTGATGAAACATAATGTTTGGAAAACAATTTTACCACGAATCATTAAGAAAGATTGTTGTATCATTTGGTACAATATTCAATAACATTATCATTGTAAGAAAAGATGGTGATGGTGGTACAATACAAAGATTAAAAGTACCTCTATCATATTCACCTAAAGAAAAGTTTTTAACAAGATTAGAACAACAACCTAATTTAGAACAAAGAGAAATGGCAATGTCATTACCTCGTATGGGTTTTGAAATCGCTGGTTTATCTTACGACTCATCTCGTAAATTACAAAGAGTAGGTAAATTTAAAAACGTAAATACTACAGACGCAAGTAAACAGTATTATCAATATAATCCTGTACCTTATAATTTATCATTTAATTTATATTCATTTACAGCAACTGCTGAAGATGGTCTATGTATTATAGAACAAATATTACCATACTTTCAACCAGACTATACAGTTACAGTAAATGCAATACCAGACATGGGTATAAAAAGAGATGTACCGATAACACTAAATAGTGTTGATTATCAGGATACATATGATGGTTCATTTACACAAAGAAGAGCTGTAAACTATACATTAAACTTTACAGCAAAAACTTATCTATATGGCCCTATATATTCTAGTAAAGTTATTAAAACTGCTCAAACAGATTTGTATAACGACACAGGTGCTAGTGCAGAAAAAGAAGAAAGAATTGTTGTAGTTCCTAATCCGACTACTGCTGACGCTGATGATGATTTTGGATTTACAACAACTATAACAAATTATTAATTATGACTATAGACGAAAAAATAAACGAAGCTCTTGGTATCTCTAACGAGAAAATACTAACTAAAGCTGTTGTCAAAAAAGAATTTACTCCACCTGTACCTAGGATGGAAGATAAAGAAAAAGAAGACGTTGATAACGACTACAAATACAGTAGAGAAAATTATTACAATCTTATAGAACGAGGACAAGACGCAATACAAGGTATACTTGATATTGCAAACGAAAGTCAACACCCTAGAGCATATGAGGTTGCAGGTAACTTAATCAAACAAGTTGCTGATACAGTTGACAAATTACAAGACTTACAAGGTAAATTAAAAACATTAAAACATGTGCCAGATAAAGCAAGCACAAATATAAAACAGGCGTTGTTTGTAGGATCATCAGCAGAGTTACATAAAATGTTAAAGAATAAAAACAAAAATGTAGAAGTGCAAGAAGATAAAAAGTTTGATGATGGTTTTAATCCTGACGAAGTAAAATATGAGTGAAGCATATCTAGGTAATCCTAATTTATATAAAGCAAATCTTCAACAAAGTTATACCGAAGATCAGGTAAGAGAGATTGCAAAGTGTATGGAAGATCCTATACATTTTATAAAAACATATACTAGAATTGTAAACATTGATGAAGGTCTAGTACCTTTTAATATGTACCCTTTTCAGGATAAAATGGTTAAAACATTCCATGAAAATCGTTTTTCTATCTGTAAACTTCCTAGACAGTCTGGTAAATCAACCACAATTATCGCATATCTATTACATCAAGTTATATTCAACGACAATATAAACGTTGCTATACTTGCAAACAAATCATCTACTGCTAGAGATTTATTAGGTAGATTACAACTTGCATATGAAAATCTACCAAAATGGATGCAACAAGGTGTATTAAACTGGAACAAAGGTTCACTTGAATTAGAAAATGGCTCAAAGATACTTGCAGCTGCAACATCTTCAAGTGCGATTAGGGGTGGTTCATTTAACATCATATTCCTTGATGAGTTTGCTTTCATACCTAACAATATATCTGAGCAGTTTTTTAGTTCAGTTTATCCTACAATTTCTTCTGGTAAATCTTCTAAAGTTATGATTGTATCTACACCTCATGGTATGAACATGTTTTATAAATTATGGAATGACGCAATACATGGAAGAAATGATTATAAACCTATTGAAGTACATTGGTCAGAGGTACCTGGTAGAGATGAGAAATGGAAAGATGAAACGATTAGAAATACTAGTGAGGCACAATTTGCTACCGAGTTTGAGTGTGAGTTTGTAGGATCAGTAGATACATTAATCAATCCATCTAAATTAAGAAACTTATCACACAATATACCATTAGTATCTAACGAAGGTTTAGATATGTACGAAAGAGCAGAAAAAGGTAAAGATTATGTTATGACAGTTGACGTAGCACGTGGTACTGTAAGAGATTATTCTGCCTTTACTGTATTTGACGTAACACAAATGCCATATAAGTTGGTTGCAAAATTTAGAGATAACGAAATTAAACCTATATTGTTTCCTCATACTATTGAGAAAGTTGCAAGAGCATATAACAATGCTCATATATGCGTTGAGGTAAATGATCTAGGTCATCAAATAGCAGACGCTTTACAGTTTGAATTAGAATACACAAACTTATTAATGTGTATGATGAAAGGTAGAGCAGGTCAGGTATTAGGTGGTGGTTTTAGTAAGAGAGGTACACAATTAGGTGTACGTATGACTAAACAAGTAAAACGTATAGGTTGTTCTAACTTAAAAAGTTTACTTGAAGGCGACAAGATATTAATAAATGACTTTCATACAATACAAGAGTTATCAACATTTGTAAGACGTGGTAGTGGTTGGCAGGCTGAAGAAGGTTCTAATGATGATTTAGTTATGTGTTGCGTTATATTCGCATGGATAACAAATCAAAGATATTTCAAAGAGATGACAGACCAAGATGTACGTGCTAGAATGTATGCTGAACAACAAAACGCAATAGAACAAGACATGGCACCTTTTGGGTTTGTAGATAACGGCATGGAAGAAGATTATCAACAAGATGATAGTGGTGAAGTATGGCAGCCAGTAACCGTACGAAAAGGTGATATTTTATAAATATAAACGAGATTAATGATACCTATTAGCTAATAAGAGGAGAACAAACATATGGCATTTCAAGTTTCACCAGGTGTTCTCGTACAAGAGAGGGATCTAACAAACGTAATTCCAGCAGTAGCAACTACGATCGGTGCTGTTGCAGGACAATTCAATCAAGGACCTATGGACGAAGTTACGTCTATTAGTTCGGAGAAAGAATTAGTAGAAACGTTTGGTAAACCCGACTCTACAAACTTTGAATTTTGGTTTAGTGCTGCAAGTTTTTTGCAATACTCATCAAGTTTAAGAGTAGTACGAGCTGCAAACACTTCAAGTGTTAACGCTGTTGTATCTGGATCAGCATTAAGAATTAAGAACACAGATCATTATCAAAACGGTGACGGTACTACTGGACCTTATAACGATGGTTCAGCTAACGTTGGCGAATGGGCCGCAAGAACAGCAGGCGCATGGGGTAATAACTTAAAAGTTTCAGTATGTCCGAGTGCAACGGCATATGAAGCAGTAAATAAAACAACAACAAATGACGCTTCAACAGCAGTTGGAGATACAACTATCGTATTAACTTCAGGAACAGATTTTCTTGTAGGTGATATTGTAAACTTCGGCGAGTCAGGTGGGCATGAATATAGAGTTACAGGTGTTTCAACAAACACTTTAACTTTTGTAAGACATCCATCAGGCACAGGCGGACTACACACAGCTGTTGCAAACGGTTCACAAGTAAGAAGAAGATGGCAATACTACGATCTAGTAGATAAAGCACCAGGAACATCAATATACGCTTCTAATAGAAGTGGTGTAAATGACGAAATGCACATAGTAGTCGTTGATGAAGACGGTGGTATTACAGGTACTGCTGGTGAAGTTTTAGAAGTTTATGATTCAGTATCAAAAGGATCAGACGCTAAAACAGCACAAGGTGATACTAACTACTACGTTGACGTACTTTACAACCAATCAGAATACATCTATTGGATGGATCACGTTGCGACAGGATCAAATTGGGGTAGTGCAGTAGCAGGAATAACATATACTGCTCTGTCAGCACCTTTTGCTAGATCACTTGTAAGTGGTGCAGATGGTTCAACAGTAAGTACTGCTGAATTAAAAACTGCTTACGAAAAATACAATGACGCTGATACTGTAGATGTTAACTTAATCATCGCTGGTAAAGGTAACGCTACACACATTGATAACTTAATTACAATCGCTGAAAACAGAAAAGACGCAATAGTATTTGTTTCTCCTGAAAGATCGGATGTAGTTAATGTTACAAATAGTACTACTCAAACAACTAACGTAAAAGGTTTCTTTGATAGTATTAGATCATCATCATACGCTGTATTTGATAGTGGTTACAAATATACATACGACAAATATAATGACGTATTCAGATATGTTCCTTTAAATGGAGACATTGCTGGATTGGCTGCAAGAACAGACTTAATCGCAGACTCATGGTTCTCACCTGCTGGTTTCAACAGAGGAGTAATTAGAGGTGCAGTTAAACTTTCTTACAATCCAACACAAGGACAAAGAGATGAATTGTACAGAGCGAGAGTAAACCCAGTTGTAACATTACCAGGACAAGGTACTTTATTGTTTGGTGATAAAACTGGATTATCAACGCCGAGTGCTTTTGATAGAATAAACGTAAGAAGATTGTTTATTACTTTGGAAAAAGCAATATCAACAGCTTCTAAATTTCAACTATTTGAATTTAATGACGAGTTTACAAGAGCTCAATTTAGAAACATAGTTGAACCATTCCTTAGAGATGTACAAGGTAGAAGAGGTGTTACAGACTTTAGAGTAGTTTGTGATTCTTCTAATAACACTGCTAATGTCATTGATAGTAATGAGTTTAGAGCTGACATATTTGTTAAACCAAATAGATCAATCAACTTTATACAACTACAATTCGTTGCGACACGATCAGGCGCCGCATTTGAAGAAGTGGTAGGAGGATAAACACATGCCAAATATAAATGACTTTAAAGCTAAGTTAAGAGGCGGTGGAGCTCGTGCCAATCAGTTTAGAGTAACAATGCCTTTCCCTGGTTTTGCTGCTGTGGGTGGTGAAACAGAAACTATGAGTTTCTTAACTACATCTACATCTTTACCAGGAATGACTGTAACGGAAGTTGCAATACCATTTAGAGGTAGGGAGTTATATGTTGCAGGTGATAGAACATTTGCTACATGGACTACAACTATTCTAAACGATACTAACTTCTTAATACGTAATGCTTACGAAAGATGGTTAAACGGTATCAACAATATGTCAGATAACGAGGGGTTAGTAAATCCTGTAGATTATCAAGTTGACGGATTTGTAGATCAGTTAGACCGAAATGGTAACGTGATTAAATCATACACTTTCAGAGGAATGTTTCCAACAACTCTGGATGATATTGCTCTATCGTATAGTGATAACAACTCCGTAGAGAGTTTTACTGCTACACATAGATACCAATACTTTGAAACAAACACTACTACTTAATACCGTTATAAGTATTAATAGTAATAGGAGAAATTAAATTATGGCTGAACTGTTTGGGTTTAAGATAGAACGTTTAAAAGACGCTTCAACCGATCCAAGACAAAATATAGTTCCACCTCAAGCGGAAGACGGTACAACAACCGTCCCCGCTGGTGGGTTTTTTGCGTCTTATGGTGGGTTTGATACAACGGCTAGAAACGAACTAGACTTAATAAGAAGATATAGAGAAGTATCACTCCACCCCGAGTGTGACCTTGCAATAGAGGATATCATATCTGAGGCAATCGTATCAAATGAAAATCAAAATGCTGTACAATTAGATTTAAGTAAAATTGAATACAGCGAATCTATCAAAAAGAAAATAAGAGAATCATTCCATGAAGTATTAAAGTTATTAAACTTTGATATAAAAGGACACGATATTTTTAGAAGATGGTACGTAGATGGTAGAATGTACTATCATAAAATTATAGACAAAGAAAGTCCTAGATTAGGGATTACAGAATTAAGATATATAGACCCTCGTAAAATCAAAAAGATTAGAGAGGTTAGAAAGCAGAGAACAGATGGCATGCCTTCTTCATTTGCTTTTGAAAACAAATTCCAAGAATATTATATATTCAACGAAAAAGGAATACATCCAACTGCTACATCAAACGCAGGTGGGTTAAGAATAGCGCCAGACGCTATCGCATTTTGTCCGTCTGGTTTAATAGACCAACAGGCAAATCAAGTTTTATCTTATTTACATAAGGCAATTAAACCTGTCAATCAATTAAGAATGATTGAAGACGCTGTTGTAATATACAGAATTGCTCGTGCACCAGAAAGAAGAATATTCTATATTGATGTAGGTAACTTACCTAAAATCAAAGCTGAACAATATTTAAGAGATGTTATGGCTAGATATAGAAACAAACTTGTATATGACGCAAGTACTGGTGAAATTAAAGATGATAGAAATCAGATGAGTATGTTAGAAGACTTTTGGTTGCCTCGTAGAGAAGGTGGGAGAGGAACTGAAATCACTACATTACCTGGTGGTCAAAACTTAGGTGAAATACAAGATATAGAATACTTCCAAAAGAAACTATATCGTTCACTTAATATACCAATCAGTAGATTAGAAGGCGGTCAAGGATTTAATCTAGGTCGTGCAGCTGAAATTAGTAGAGATGAAGTTAAGTTTACTAAATTCGTAGGCAGATTACGTAAAAAATTCTGTATGCTTTTCCATGACCTATTAAAAACACAATTAATATTAAAAGGTGTTATTGCTCCAGATGAATGGGACAGTATGCAAGGCGATATTACATATTCTTTCTTACAAGATGGTTACTTTGCTGAATTAAAACACAGCGAAATGATGAGAGAAAGAGTTATGCTCGCTCAACAACTAGAAGGGTATGTTGGTAGATATTTCTCTAATGAGTATATACGAACCAAGATATTAAAACAAAATGAAACAGAAATTGATGAAATTGATAAACAAATTAAAGAAGAAGGTTCTGAAGGACAAGCCGAAGAAGTCCCAGCCATCACGCCTAAAAAAGAAACGAATGGTAGTAAAGAAAAAGAACCAACATTAAAACCAAAAGAAGGAGAAAAAGATGTCGGAAGAAGTAATTAGATATGGTGCTGGTGGCGTTCCTTACGTAGAAAAGAAAGCAGAAGCACCTAAGGAAGAAGTTAAAGAAGAAGTAATTTCTGAAATTTTAACAAAGAATCCTAACAAAGAAAAAAAATCTGAATCTACTAAAGAAAAAAAGTAATAGGAGATAAATAATATTATGAGTAAAGAAAATTTAAAAAAGTTTGTTAATTCACTACAACAAGGTGACGCTAAACAGGCAGGAGAAGATTTAAAAAATTCTCTTGCAGACAAAGTTAGTGCAGCCTTAGATGACGCAAAAACTGATGTGGCAAGATCGGCATTTACAGGACAACAAGGCGCAGACGCTCCAGAAGCAAATGTGTTTAGTGGTAATGATATAAGTGCTGAAAATCCTACACCAGAGGCGGCTAGTGATGAAGTGGCTCAGTAAGTTTATTAAAGATAATATAACTGAAGGCAACGATTACAAACGTACTAGACAGTACAACAAACTTACGCCTAAAATGAAGCGTGCTGTAGATATGATATTCAGAGCTGCTGATAAAGACGCAGATGTAATATCTAATTTTGAAAAAAATATTAATACAGCTGCAAAACAATATGGTGTAAGTAAACAAGATTTAATGACGTATTTTGATAAAGAAACGTTAACAATTTTAAGGAGATAAAGATGGCAACAATTATACTAAAAGGAGCGCTAGTCGCAGGTACATTATCAGATAATACTATCGGTAATGCTCACTTTGTAAGAATAGTCGCTACTACTGGTTCAAATACTATTACAGTAAAAGATGGTAGTACAGTTTTAGGTACAACTTTGTTACATACTGCTGGAGATGAAATCACAATTGAAAAACATGCTAAACATACAATTTCATCAAGCGCAGGTGTAAGTGCTAGTGCTGTAGGCGTAGGACACTAACATGGCTGATACAGTATCTACACAAACATTAACAGATACAACAGGCGTAAAGTTTGCCGTTAAGATGACTAATTTTTCTGATGGTACAGGTGAAACTTTAGTTAATAAAGTTGACGCTTCGGCAACAACTTTTATGACTGAAGATGGTAATCGTAAAATATCAAAAATCTTTTATTCAATTAATACTGCAAATCCTAAGTCAGCAGTAGAGTTGATATGGGATGGTACAGATAATGCAACAGCAGTTTTATTGTCTGGTCAAGGTTTTTGGGACTTACGTGCCGATGGTAATGAGATAGCTAACAACGCAACAACACCAACAGGTGATGTTTTACTATCTACAAAGAATTTTGCAAATGGTGATAATTACACAATTTTAGTCGTTTTCAGATAGTTATTTGTATAAATAATAAAGAGAAATAGAGATAGATACAAATGAAATTAATTACCGAAGAAATATCAAACGCAGAATATATTGTAGAACAAAAGAATGGTAAGAAAAACTATTCTATCAAAGGTATATTCATGCAATCCGATGTGAAAAATAGGAATGGAAGAGTCTATCCTAAAGAGATACTTCAAAAAGAAGTGTTTAGATATAATAGAGAGTTCATCAATAAAAGCAGAGCATTCGGCGAACTTGGTCATCCTGATGGCCCGACAGTAAATTTAGAAAGAGTTTCGCACATGATTAAGGCTCTATATCCTGAAGGCGCAAATTTTATAGGTGAAGCACGAATTTTAGATACCCCATATGGAAAAATAGTGAAAAGTTTAATTGACGAGGGTGCAAAATTAGGTGTTTCAAGTAGAGGAATGGGCACACTTGCAAACGTAGGTGGTGCTAACATAGTCAAAGACGATTTTTATCTTGCAACCGCAGCTGATATAGTTGCAGACCCCAGCGCTCCAGACGCTTTCGTAGAAGGCATTATGGAAGGCAAAGAGTGGGTTTGGAATAATGGCGTTTTGAAAGAGCAAGAAATAAACAAATTAAAGTTACAAGTAGAAAGTAAAGAGAGAATAGCAAGAGCAGATAAAAACGCTCAAGTATTTGAATCTTTTCTTAAAAATCTGTAATTTTATAAATAGTAATTGACTCATTCCGAGAGGAGTGGTGCATTTATTTTACAACAACAAGAAAAACTATTGAGGAGATAGAACGATGGCTGACAATACTGTGGCAGATTTGCCAACAAAAAACGCAGCTCCAGCTGAACCAGCAAAGTCGCTAGCAGCAACTGTACAACAAGTTATGACAAAAGCAGTTACTTCACCGACAGACGCAAAAGTAGATTTCGCACAAGGGGTTAACCACATTACAGGTGACCCACAACAAAAAAGTGCAGGTACAGCGGACGCAATGCCGACTCTAAAAGCTGAAGCAGACCCTAAAAAATCATATAGCAATGCTAATGAAGCTGAAGAGAAAAAAGATAAAGAAAAAGAAGACATGAAAGAAGTTGCAGATAAAGAAGACGAAAAGAAAAAAGACGAGATGAAAGAAGGCGAAATGCCTGCAGGTCTTAAAAAATACCTTGACAAAAAATCTGATAAGTCTGAAAATAAAGAAGACGAAAAGAAAGATGTTAAGGAAACTGCTGACGAAGATGAGAAAAAAGATAAAAAAGATATGAAAGAAGGCGAAATGCCTAAAGCAGCTTTAGACGCTCTTAATAAGTCAAAAGATAAAGAAGTTAAAGAAGTTGCTGATAAAGAAGACGAGAAGAAAAAAGAGGTTAAAGAAGAGGACGCTTATGACAAAGATGAACCTAAACAAAAACCTAAAAAAGAAACTGCTAAAGATAAAGTTAAAGATATGGACATGAAAGAAGATGTTGCTGCTCTAACTGAAGGTGAAGACCTTTCGGAAGAGTTTAAAGCAAAAGCTGCTACTATATTTGAAGCTTCTATCAAAGCAAAACTCGTTGAAGAAATAGAAAATTTAGAGAGTGAATACGAAACTAAGGTTAATGAAAAAGTTGAAGAAACTAAATCAGAAATCGTAGAAAAAGTTGACGCTTACCTAAACTATGTTGTTGAGGAGTGGATGAAAGAAAACGAATTAGCAATAGAAAAAGGCTTAAGAGCTGAGATTACTGAAGATTTTATCGGTGGTCTTAAATCTCTATTTGAATCTCACTACATCAATGTTCCACAAGAGAAGTATGATGTGATTGAGGCTCAGACTGCTGAAATAGAAAAGTTAAAAGAAGAAGTTAACTCTACTATTGAGAAAAACGTTGAGTTGAATCAGGCAATCGGTCAACACGTAAGAACGGATATCATCAATGATGTTACATCTGATCTTGCTGAAACTGAAACTGAAAAACTTAAAGGTTTAGCAGAAGGAATTGAATATAAAGACGCTGACAGTTTTAGAAAAAGTGTAGAAACATTAAAAAATTCTTACTATCCTAAAGCAAAAGCGAGTGATACTGAATCTAATGAGGTGGCAGAAAACAATGCTGGTTCTATGAACGAATCAATGGCTGCATATACTGCTGCAATTAGTAAATCAAAGAAAAACCCATACGTAAAGTAAGGGTTAGTTAATTAACTAAAAAGAAGGAGAGATAGAAAAATGTTTTTATCTGAATCAATGCAAAACAAGTGGCAGCCCGTTTTAGACCATCCTGATCTTCCCGAAGTCAAGGATAGTTATAAAAGAGCCGTTACTTCAATGGTATTAGAGAACCAAGAAAAGTCGCTAAGAGAAGACGCTGCTTTCTTATCAGAAGCTGCGCCAACTAACGCAACTGGTTCCGCAATACAAAACTGGAATCCTATTTTAATTAGCTTAGTAAGAAGAGCAATGCCTAACCTTATCGCATACGATATCGCTGGTGTTCAACCTATGTCAGGCCCAACTGGTCTGATCTTCGCAATGAGAAGCAGATATGCAACTCAAAGTGG